GTTTGCGCCGTCCAAGGTGACCGCGAAAAATGATTATTACGACTACATCAACTACCAGTGGATCGCCAATAAAAGCAAAGAGCTGCAAGAAAAGAACAAGTACTACGTTCAAGCCGACAGTTTTAGGATCACCCAAGAAAAGGTGTATTACGAGTTGATTGACATCGTCAAGGAGTACATCCGAACCACCCACGGCGCCAAGGCCACCGCGATAAAAAACCTCTACAATTCCATGCTGCATTTGAACTGCGAAAAGGCCCGCGAGGAGGTGAAGTACACGGTGAACGCCATAGACAAGGGCATTGCAAACGACGACTTGTACTGGCTTTTAGCCCAGATCAATCAAAACGAAACCATTTCATGGGGCTGCCCCATTGCGTGGTCGGTCAGCAAGGACCAAAAACACTCGTCCATTTACAAGAGCACCATTTCCCCGCCGCAGCTCACCATATACGATTACCTCATTTACGTGGAGGACGAAACCGATGCGGCCTCCACACGACACTATAAGCGCGCGTTCAAATCCCGGTATTTGAAATACATTCGGGACATGTTTGACGCGTGCCTGGGACCCGGGCACGGGTTGAAAGCGGGCGACGTGTGGGACGTGGAATACGAAATGCTCATTGCAATGGGGTGCGAATCGGTGAAACACGAGAGCGACGAGTACTACAACGTGGTCACCAAGGCCGACGCGCTGGAAAAGTACGGGTTTGACTGGGCCCGTCTGGCAACCGAAATTGGCTACAAAACGGTTCCAAACACGTTCATCTGCAGCAACCTGAGTTACTTGAAGTGCATCATGAAAATCTTGACCAAGGACGGCGCATGGAAAACGCCAAAGTGGCGGACGTACTTCATGTACACGGTGTTCCGTCAAATCATGCGGTTCCACAAAAAATGGCGCATGATTTACTGGGAATTCCACGGCAAGTTCGTGAGCGGCCAACCCGTGCCGTTCCCGGACGAAGTTTACCCCGTGTTCGGGCTTTCCATGTGCTTCAACACGTTTATTACCAACGAGTACGTGCAGCGCAACAAAAAACCGGAGCACGTGGCGTATGTGACGAACATGGCCACCGATTTGCTCACCGTGTTCAAGCGCATCATTAAGCGCAACACGTGGCTGTCGCCCGAAACCAAAAAGTACGCGCTGCTCAAGCTGGAACGCATCAAGCTGGTGGTCGGCAACCCCGCCATGATGCGCGAAGACCCGATTTTGAACTACAGCAGCGACGACGCTTACAAAAACATGAAACGGATTGCCAGCTGGCGGACCAAGAAAATGATTTCCATAGACGGCACCGCATTCAAGGGCGACATTCCCATCATTGACTGGGAGAAGTTCAAACTGGTGGGGTCCCAAGCGTACATTGTGAACGCGTACTACACGCCGGTTGAAAACACGATTTACATTCCGTTGGGGTACTTGCAGAAGCCGTTCATTGACCTGGACGAACGCGGCATAGAGTACAACCTGGCCCACATTGGGTACACGCTGGGGCACGAAATGTCGCACTGTTTGGACGACAACGGCAGCAAGTACGACTACCAAGGCAACCTGCACAACTGGTGGACAAAGGAGGACCGGCGCAAGTTTGAAGCAAAGGTGAAGGACGTGGTGAAACAGTATGAAACGTTTGCAATGTATGACGGCATCAAAATGGATGGAACCTTAAGCACCGGAGAGAATTTAGCCGACATTTCGGGGCTGGCGATTTGCATGGAATATTTAAGGGACTTCCAGCAAAAGAACGACGACATTGTGCCAATCAAGTCCTTGTCGTTTGAAGCCTTTTTCGTTTACATTGCGATTCAAGGGCGCCAAAAAATTCTGGACAAGGCCATTCAGGCGCAGTTGAAAGTGAACCCTCACCCCATGGACAAATACCGGGTGAACTGTCCGTTGTCTCGTTTGGAATTGTTTAGGAGCATTTACAACATCAAAAAAGGCGACAAAATGTATTGGCATTCCACCGATACAATTTGGTAATGGTGATCATTTTGGTTCACAATTTTTTTTTTCTTGGCTTATTTTATAACCAATTCAAATCAACACAAAATGGCTTACACTCGTAAACGCGGCGCCAAACACGCCAAACGCGCCAGCCACTCTGTCCGTCGCTCTGCCGCTAGCGCCGCTAGGTCTGCTTCCAAGGCCGCCTCCAGGGCTGCCCAAGCTGCCAAGTCTGCTTCTAAGGCCGCTTCCAAGGCCGCTTCCCAGTCCGCTTCCAAGGCTGCCAGCAGGTCTGCTGCCAAGGCTGTTGCTGCTGCCGCCTCCAAGGCCCAGGCCGCCGCCGCCCAAGCTTCCGCTGCTGCTTCCAAGGCCAGGTCTGCCGCCTCTCATTAATTAAAGCCACAATGCACAATGGCCATAATAAAAAAAAATAAAAAATAATGAAAAGCTCAAACACGTTTTTCATCATTTTTCTTACCTGCTGCGCGATGATTTAAACACTCCAGCTCGCGTAATCCGTGCTGTAATTGCGTCCAGCAAACGAGAGCGCCTGGTCTTGGGGAGGTGGCGTTTCAATCATGATTGGCTGGTAGCACAGCTCGGGGGGCTTCAGTATGAACGCGCAGCGGGCCTTGTTGAAAGCGGCGTTGTATGCAGCCAAGTTCGCGTCGTTTAATTGCGGCATCATGCCAATGAGCGCACACCCCATGCTTTTTGCCACATTGAAATTCACATTCGCGGTGAACGGCGAGTCTGGAAACACGAGGCTCATGTTTTTCTTGTTGTGCTCAATCAAATCCGTCATGTTGCCCGTGTTTTTGACGCCCATTTCATAGTCCAGCTTATGCAAAAACGGGGAGTTGATGCCGATGTTGATGTATTGGTTCAAACACTCGCCGGTTTGAACTTTGGTTTTTGGGTCGGTTGTGCAATTTTGGTTTACAATTGGATTTGAAACGTCCACCATGATGATGACTTTGCCCATGAAATTTCCAACGGGTTCTTTGCTCAAATTGTGGCCGCCGAATTCGTAGTTGTATTCGGGTCCAAGGGTGGGAAACGTTTTAATGCCGTCAATGATCCCCTTTATGAAACTGGGAGCGGTGTTGCTGCTTTTAATGCGCAAGCTGATCAACAACGGGTCCTCCTTGTTGGGCGCAAATGAAAATGCGATTTCATTTATTCTCGCACACACGTCCGCAAACGGCAAATGGTTGAACGTTTCCATGTGGTAAAAATTCTTTTTGTGGGTGGAAGCCGCCACAACGGGTTGGTCATTGACGCTGTAAATTTCAAAATCCAAGCAACGGTAGCCCTGCAAAATGGCATACTGCAGCGCAATCAAATCCACGTAATTGTTTTTCCAATCACCTAAACAGCAGCAGTTCAGCGCCGTTTTGATGTAAAAGTTGCGCAACGGCTGTTTCAAATCCGCGTCTTTGATTTTTTGCAACTGATTCGCGGTTTGAAGCGTGTTGATTGAACCTTGCTCGGTGTACTGCAACGTGAAATCTCGGATGAAGGTGTACACCACGACCACAAGCACGAGTAGCAGTATGACCAGACCCCATAATGAAACATATTTGCTGAATTCTGATAATCTCTTAGATAATAGGGCACCAGTTAGTATACCTTTTAGTGTTTCCTCCGGTTTATCGTCACGTATAACTTTTAGTGTTACCGGTTTATCGTCATTATTTTCTTTCGTTTTATCGTCGGGATTTACTTGTGGCTGATACGGAACACTCGCAGCCATTGTTTGCAAATACAGCTATGAATACAAATATGAATACAAATATAAACACAAATAATGGATATTATATTATCCTCACAAAAAATAATACAACATTAATATAAAATGACGGGCGGTCTACTAAACATTGTGTCGTATGGCAATCAGAACGTGATTCTAAATTCCAATCCCAAAAAGTCGTTTTTTAAGACCACGTACGCCAAATACACCAATTTCGGCATGCAGAAGTTCCGAATTGATTTTACCGGGCAGCGCAACCTGCGCATGAGCGAGGAATCCCGATTCACGTTCACCGTCCCCCGCTATGCCGAGCTCATCATGGACACCTACCTCGTGGTGACGCTGCCCACCATTTGGAGCCCGATTTATCCGCCCCTGTCGTGCGGCGACGCCTGGCGCCCCTACGAGTTCCGCTGGATTGAAAATCTGGGCACGCAAATGATCAAGGAAGTAACATTTTCCGTGGGTGGCCAACTCCTGCAGCGCATGACGGGCAAGTACTTGCTGGCGCAGGTGCAGCGCGACCTCACCGGCACCAAGCGCTTCCTGTACGACACCATGTCCGGCAGCACCGCGGAGCTGAACGACCCCGCCAACTTTTCGGGGCGCCGAGGGACGTACCCCAACGTGTATTACAACACGAGCCAGCAGGGGCCGGAGCCCTCCATTCGCGGTCGCAAGCTCTACATTCCGCTGAACGCATGGTTCTGCAACAACAGCCGCACCGCGTTCCCGCTGGTGGCGCTGCAGTACAACGAGCTGCAGATTGACGTGGTCATGCGCCCCGTGCGCGAGCTCTTTGTCACGCGCGACATCAACTACGAGCCGCACTCCATTACCCCCGAGACGCCGCTGACGCCCGCGGAGGTGGCCCAGGCGCCCTTCATTCAGCCCAACTTCAACGAGCCGGAGTACCAGTTTTACCGCTTCCTGCAGCCGCCACCCGCGGCCGACATTGCGATCCCGGAAGTGTACGCCGACAAGCGCACCGACTGGAACGCCGACGTGCACCTGCTGGCCACGTACTGCTTCCTGTCGGCGGAGGAGTCGCGCGTGTTTGCGTCGCAGGAGCAGAAGTACTTGCTTAAGTCCGCGTACGAGTGGGACTTCAAGAACATCACGGGCAGCCACCGCGTGGAGCTGCAGAACACGATGGGCATGGTGGCCACGTGGATGTTCATGTTTCAGCGCAGCGACATCAACCTGCGCAACCAGTGGAGCAACTACACGAACTGGGCTTACACCAACGCGATCCCGGACGACGTTACGCCGGCGCCCGCCGCGGGGACCTTTATCAATCCGTGCGACATCATCACGCAGACGGTGCTTGACCTGGATTATTACAAAAATTATGCACCACCCCCCATAATGCAACCGTCGTTGTTCCCGCAACGTTTATAAGCCAGTTCGCCATAGGTCAAACCATCACGGTGACGTATGACGCGAGTAACACCATAACCGGAACCATATCCAATATCAATATAACTGGAACCAGTATTTCATTCTTAGTAACGAGTGTCACCACCAATGCGACCCCAACAACCATTTATGATAATTCCACTTCATCGTCATATTTCACAGGTGCATTGTATAGTAATTATTTCTCAGTGAATACGCCTCCGTTCAATTATGCTGGACAAAATTACATTGTGCAAACGGCAACCTGCGAATTTCAGGCTGCATTGCCGGCGGCATTAGCAATAATTAGTTTTCAATTGATTGATAACACCAC